CAGATTCAAGTTCGTATTTTGTTCTATATGTTCTTGGATCGTTTAAACCATGACGAACATATGAATCAAAATATCTTCTTTCGCCAGCTAAAGCTTTTGCAAATGACTCAATTTGGTATTGATCACCAGTTACAGATATTGGAGGTAAGAAAACATCTTGTCCAAACATACGTTGTAATATTAATTTAATTGTTGAACCAAACATTTCCAACCATGATTCATTAAGTTGGTTTCCTTTGGTCAAATCTATATGTATTGGAACAATCTTATCGCTCATATAAATACCTCAAAATAAATAGTTAGTAATAAAAAAGCTGGCCCATAAAGACCAGCTTAATTATTATCTGGAATTCTGCCTTTGTGCGGATTCCATCTGTTCCTTTTCCATCTTAAACTGTTTTGCTAATCTTTCACAAAACCAATTTCTAAGACCAATTGGAAGATTATATGCTTCTGTTAGTGACCAACCTCCATGATATTTCATTATGAAGAACTGTTCATAAACAGATTCCATATACTTATCGTTTAGGCCAAAAAAAGTCCGATGTAAACGGAACCTCCATCGTCTCTTGGAAATCACAGGAAGAACAAGTAAATTGTTGTTCCATAGAGACATTTGGATTTATATTCTTATATACATTTCTAAGGTATTTAGAATCTTTGGCTGGCATGTTATCAATAAATTGATTTATCTTTCTTCTATCTGTTTCTCCGTTAACAGAAATAACAAAGTATTTAATTTGTTGAGTCATGGCGTTCTCTGGAAGATTGTTTTTTTGATTATCTTGGGATCTTTGAATTATATTTCTTTCATCCATTCCATTAAGAAATCTTGCTTCAATTGATAGTTTTGATACTGGAAGGGTTAGGGTGAAATTTTTGTTTGAAGTAATATTTATACCTAACTTTTGTAGTTCTTCTTCTGGAATTGGATTAGCCATTTTGTGATCGTTCAAATCAAATGAATGTTGATTTGGAACATTACAAGAAGGGCATGTAACTTTTGTTTCATACTCTGCACCATAACCAGAAATACGAGAAGCAATAATTAAAGCGTTCTTATCACCAATTAATAGATTTTCTACTTTGATTGATTTGTCTGTAATAATATCATTTAACATTTTATCAACAGCAACACCTTTTTTAAGAAGTGAACGTGATGTTAATGTATCTTCGTCTTTTGCTGTCATGTGACGAATTTCTATACTATCTTTCATATGAAGGGGATGTTCTGGTGGATAGTATAAACCCTTTGATGGAATATCAACAAGTTCCGTTGGAGTTATATATGAAAATGTTTGTGCTTGTTCTTGTACTATAGCAGGGATTGATGTTTCTTGATTATCTATTGGACCACCAAACCTGTCCTCATTATTACGCATTTTTACCTCTATGCTTAATTAATTAGTAATATAATTTATTTTATTTAAAAGTCAAGTGGGAAAGGTGAAACTCTAAAACCAGCAGAAGGAGATTTTGTAGTGGTTTGATTTTTTAATCCTTGCTTATCTGGATCGTTACCAACTTGATCTTCTCTTAATTTAGAGAAGTATACAGCGTTTTGATATTTAAATGTTATTGATATTTCAATAAATTCATCAACTGAATAATCAAAATCTCCAAAATCTAATTTAGTTATCCAAGGATTATAAAGTTGCCAATATCCATTTGAATACATTTCTCCTAATCTTAACTCTTCTGGGCGTAAGGTAGGATTGTTTGTATCATTATATTGTGTTACTCCATTAATATTTGAAACATCATCACCACCAGTTCCTAACTTTGGAGATTGAAACCCCATAGAAATATCATGTAGTTTAATTGATGAACCAAAATATGATTGAACTATTGGACTTAGTGTTTCTTGTTCTGCTTGCACTGCCTTTGGAGAAAAATCAGCAGTAGGTGTGACAGATTTATTAATAGGATTTTCTCTAGCAATCATACTTTGAGCTAGGTTGGATAACATTTCATCTAAATCTTGTGTTAAATCTCTAGGCCAAAATGTTAAACTAAATGGATTTACAAACTTTATAGTTACTGGTTCCCAATTCCAAGATTTAGGTAAAACTGATGTAGTGGCATATGATACTGGATTTTTAAAGTCCTCATATTCAGCAGTATATTTAGGTCTATTTGCTGCTTTAACTAACCATTCATATTTACCATTAAAATTTGTATTAAAAATGCCAGATCCAAATTCAACTAAGAACTTGGATTTGGCTTTTGGGTGAACGTATGAATTGCTCCAGAAATACGCTCTATCAGTTTTAAACTTATCTTGTTCCATATAACTAAATAGTAGTTATATAAATATTGTTAGGGTTTTGCGTAAGAGGCTTTAGTTTCTGTGCCGGAAGGACCACCGCTTGAAAATTCTGCCCAATCGTATCTAAATTTAATAGTTACTTCTTGTGCATCATCTGAACTATAATCATTTGAACCAAATTGAATATCTCTGATCCAAGCATTCTTTAATGCCCAAATTTCAACAATATTACCATCATCATCAATTTGTAATATTTCTATATTGCCAGAAACAGCAACAGCACCAGCCTTTGAAAAAGATTTAATACCAGTACCTTTGGCAGTGTCGGCTACTATATCACCCCCACCACCATTTAAAGCTTTACCAACATTAACTGGAGATTGATAACCAAATTGACTAAGAATCTCAGTTAAAGTTCGACTCATATCTGGTATAGTTCCGCCAGTTTCAACATTATCATTTTGTTTCAAACCAGTTCCGGCAGGATCAACAATACTCATATTGATCTCTTTCCATTCTAGTTTACCGGGGAAAAAGAAGTTATGACCTAAGAAAGTATGTTTTGTTTCAGTAATTGAAAAGCCGGGTTTATCAACTTTTTTTACAACAAATGAAGGAATATCATACTCACTTCCTGCTGGCGAATTAAATCTTACCAAAAACTTAAACTTTCTTTTTGGTTCTACGTTTGCTGAACTCCAAAATGTTGCCATTACTTATTTTCTCCTAGTATACTATAATTAGTATTAATCTGCAAATGATGCCCCAGAACTTGAAATATTAAAATCAATTGCGATAAATTCAATTGCTCTAGCTGGTTTCAAGTAAATTCTAGCGTATAGGATATTTCTATCAACTAAATCTGGTGTTGTTGTAGTTGAGTCAAGAATTAATCTATATTCAGTCACACCCAATCTTGTTTTAACACTATTAAGAAATGGTTCAACTTGTGATGTAAATCTTCCCCAAGTTGAGCTTACGTTTTGATCAAATAGTAATCTTGAAGCAATAATTGAAATTTCTCTCTTCAAGTAAATCATCAATCTACGAACGTTAATTCTATCAAGAGCAGATGGAGTAACTTGAAGTGTCTTTTGACCAAAGATTACGATACCTTCTGCTGGGAATTGTGCGATAGGATTAATGTTGGCTTCGTAAAGTAAATCACGTTCTCTTGAATTGAGACGTTGTGATACTGCCAATACTGGAACACCACCACGACCTTCACTTAATCCACCTCTGGTAAACCCTGCTGGAGCAAACCAAAGTTCTTGTGTTGCTTGACCATAAGAAAGAGCACCAATTGCAACAACTGAAGGTGGAACCCATACGTTTTGATTATTGATGGTATCTCTGATTTGAACCCAAGGATAATAGGTTGCAGCATAGCTTGAATTAATTGCTCTGCCTTTAAGTGTATTGACAACTTGATCAACACCATCACCAAGACGATTTGCGGTTGTAACGTTTGCAGCTTCGTGATCTGGGGTATAAACATTTGGAAGGTCAATAATAGCCATACAGTCAGCACGATTTTCAGCAGTTGTAATAACGTGGTCTGTAACACCAGCATAAGTTATACCGGGAACTGAAATAATATCAGTTACGATTGTTTCTGGATCTGCTACTGTATCAACTGCTCTACGAAGTGTATAATATTCATAGTTTGTTGTTTCAGTTGGAGTAATGTTGTTGAAGATTGAATTTCTAAATGGATCTGCTTCTGTAACATCAACACCATCAAAACCACCAACTAATGGCATAGTGAATCTATTATAACCAGCATTAAGAACTGCTTCGTAACTTGCTGAAGTGAATATAGAACCATATGAACTTGAGGCACCAGTAGCGGTTATTGATGTACCCAATACTCTTGAACCAGAAACATATACTGCACCATTTGATGAACCAGAAAGATCATCTAGTGTGAAGTAGAATGAAAATTCTCTGTTTGAGCCAGAAGGAGCAGAATCAACTGAGTAATCTGCTGTAGCCAATCTTACATAATCTACATAAGATTTGTCTGTTTGTGTTTTGGTAGCTTTTGTAGTAACGTCATAACCAAAGTAAGCTTTAGTTAGATCTGAAAGACCTTCTGCTGCTGCTGAAACTCTTAGGGCTGGTGCTGGGAATAAGAATTGTGCATCAAAGGAAGCTGAGATACTACCTGTAATCTTTAAGAAGTTACCAGCAGTAGCAAGGTTTTGAGCACCAGAAGATGAAACAAATGTGTTGGCATAGTTTAATGAACCAGTACCTAATACTTGAACTTTCTTAAATCTTGCTGGACCTATGAAACCGAATGGAACAAGTTGTTGATCTGCTGTACCATTATCAACTTGTGCGTTCATTTCTACATAAACATATTTAGAAAGGTTTGGATAGTTACCAAATTCTCTGTATCTCTTCTCACTATCATTCCATTCGATGAAACGATCACCAATTCTTCTGGCAATATAATTCTCAGAAGCTGGATTGAGGTTAAGGTTTGTAAATCTTTCAACAACTTTTGGAACTACATCAAGGTCTTCTGCTCTTCTAATTTCAACAGAGAATGTACCATATTCTTCAAATTGTGGATTTCTTGGACCTTTAACATCTACGATTGAAATCTTAAGATTCTTTGATTCCCATTCGCCAGAGTCAATTGTAACAAATCTGAACAATTGTGGCATATTTGCTGGGTTATAGGTTGCATTATTAAATCCAAGATCTTGACCAAATACAAAACCAGTTTTTGATTTTTGCATACCAGTACGGTAATTACCACCGTGATTAGTTCCGTTTGTTAATGGAGCAATAAATCCATATACTGCACCAGACCCTGTTAAACTAGTAACATATTCGGCTACTGAACGATCAAATGTCTCACCAAGCCAATACGTTTTTTGATTAGCTGTTGGTGTAATCGTTGTATTAGTTAATACTGGATTTGTATTGAATACATCTCTAACGTACTTGTTGCTATCAGTATTGAAGTTGAATGAGGTCTTGAAAGTTTGAGCACCAGAACCGTCAAAGATTACAGCTTTGAATTCTCCGTTTACATCATCCGATGCAAACAAAGCATTTGACCCTTGAGCTTTATCAGTTGGTAAACCACCTGCTAATGTGCCAGAAAGTGCTATTGAACCAGTAGCGAGATACCAAATAGCAGCAAGAGTACCAGTTAAATTAGTTGAACCAGAATTAACTAAGAACAATCCATAAGAACCGCCAGCAGATCCAAAGGGAGCTTGCAAATTCCAACCAGCTTTACCACCACTATCTCCAGAGGTTGCGTTTGTGTGTTGTGTTCCAAGTAATCTAACAACGTCCTCTTTCT